ATCATGCCGGTCGCCGGATAGCGCTTCTGCTCGACCGCCAGGGCGCCGCTATGCTGGTACAGGATCAGGTACTCGTCGCTCTCGGCAGACGGCACGCTGAAATAGTCGCCGTCAGCCGTGGCGGCCAGGCCGGCGGCAGTGGTCGCATACACGCCTGCCGACAGTTGCGCGGCGTCTACAGCTGCGGCGGCGGCGGCCGAAGATGATGCGGCGGCGGAGGCACTTGCCGCAGCGCTGGATTCGCTGGCAGCGGAACCGACTTCGCTTGCGGAGGCAGCAGCAGCACTTGCGGCGGCCGACTCTTCGCTCGCAGTGGCGCTAATCTGGCTGGCCTCGGCGGAAGAAGCACTATTGGCTGCTGCGACTTCGCTATTGCTCGCGGCGGCGGCGGATTGTTCGGCAACAGCAGCAGCAGAATTTGCCGATGCCCACTTATCCTGGACAGTCTGAACCAAAGTGGTATTAGTCTGGTTCAGCGCCTGAATAGCCTGTTCAAGAGCTTCATACGCCATCAGGCGGACTCCTGGGTAAGAATGATCAAGTTCGCTGCGATTACGGTGTCGACATATACGCGGTTCGCGTAGGTAAGTTGCACGGATTCATCGACGAATGTTTGGCTGGGATAACGCTTGATCTCGACGGCCGTTCCAGCTTCGTTGCGGTAGAGGATCAAGTACTCGTCATCCTCAATCGAGGGGACGCTGAAATAGCTGCCATCAGGAACTTCTGACAGTCCGGCAAGGATGTCGGGAAAGATCAGCCCGGCTGCCTGGGCGGCGCCGGCTGCAACTTCAGCATCGATGGCTGCTTGTTGTGCAATGTTGCGGTTGTTCAGGACATCAACGGCGGCTGCCTGTACCTCGGCTAATGCCTCCTGCGCGGCATTGATTGGCGGATATGGCGCCGCATTGATGATATCGTCGAACTGTATTTCGTAATCGACATCCGGGACGACGATGCTCGTGCTGAGCAACTTCCTGATACCGTGAAAAACGTCGATCAGGTATTTCGTTCCTCGAGTTCCCCTGGCGTTCGGCCATAGTTGCAGCGTGAATGCGCCGGAGTTATTGGAAATCTCGGTTACTTGGTCAGGGACAACCACGCCATTGTCGGTTTCATATGCCGAGAGTTTCGCGACGATCCGTGCAGCTGACGCAGGAGTACCGTCCGGCTCGGCCAGTGTGCCGTGCACGGTCACTGTTTTGAGGGGCATGCTTTTCTCCGGGCATGAAAAAGCCCGCTCGAGGCGGGCTTTTGGAGGATCGAGTCAGATCACTCGGTTGGCAGCGGATAGCGCTCCTTGATCTCCTCGACCTTGGCCTGCCAGGCCGAGTAGTCCGGGGCGGAGCCAGCGATCAGTGCGTCGTACTCGGCGGAAATCTTCAGCTGATCGGATTCCTTCCGATACGCTGCCAGGCGCTTGTTATGGATCACGGCAGTGCGCTCGGACAGGCTCAGAACTGGCGCAGCGTAGGCCGTGATCTCGCCGGCCTCGCCCGCCAGAATCGCCGAGCAGATTGCATGCGGCTCGGTCCCCTCTTCGGCATCCTGATCGATCGTGTACGGAATCCAGCCAAGCGAAGGATGCTCGATCTCGCAGTCGATTCCGCCGCGCCAGTTGTACTTCGGATTGCGCACGTTCATCAGTTGGCCACCTTCAGGAACAGGGATATTGAGTCGGGATCGGTGACAGCATCAGCGTTATAGATGAAACCCTTGAGCATCCACGTCCCAGTCAGCGCGCCGCCGGACAGCCCTGTTTCATCGCCGGCGCAGTTATCTGGGATTAGGTTTGCACCGGAAACGGTAGTGCCGGGCTGGAAGGGCACAGAGCCAGTTCCTGTCCCAGTATTCAGGCGTGCCAGCACATGCGAGCCGAGCGTGTTGTACCCGAAGCCAGCGACGATTCCGGGCACATCGGCTGAGCTGATCGCGCCGAGTGTGCCGCGAGCCGTCGGAGCATCGGCATCATCAAGCAGCGTCTGGGCGAACGAAGAGACGTTCCCTTTCGTATAAACATCCTGGCCAAAGATCTTGGCCGTGGCGTCAGTGATGTTGTATTCGGCAGCGATTTCTCCAGCAGACCCAGTATTCCACCAGATTCTAAATATGGTTTTTCCACCCAACACGAGCAGATCTGAACGCATAACAAGACTAGGAATCTGCCAGCACATTGCAGGAGAATCGGAGGTCCCATTATTCAGGATCTGATCCGATCCCCAGGTATTCTCTGCATTCAAGACAGGAACAACATCACCACTTGTCCCTACGCTCTTCACTGCTGCAGAACCGAGACCCATATTGATTCTTGCAGTGTCCTGCGCGGCAGGGTCGGCAAATCCCAGAACGGTCAACCCGTAAATATTACCTCCGGAGATGTTGACATTATCGGAGTTCTGGCTGGACATGGATCCCAGCGAACCAGGAACACTTTCGCTGATGAGCTGGTTGATCGCAGATAGCAGCTGGGAATTGTTGCTCTTCACCGGAGCGATGTCCGCGGCGACGAGCACATTCAGGATCTCCAGCATGACCGCATTCAGGAACTCGGCCGGCACGATCGTAGCCGGAGTTCCGGTTGTAGGGTTGCCGTCCGTGAAGAATCCGGGCGTGCCGGGGCCGGTGCTGGCCGGCGGGGTTGCCGCCGCCGAAGATACGTCAATCTGATGCATAGAACCTCACGCGTTACGCGTAGTGGAATTGCAGCACGGTGTGGGCAGGCTTTGCCGCGGACAGCTCGCACTCGAGAACGCCGTTTCCCCAACTGGATAGGGGCTCGCCAGCTGTGGACGCGCCGGCACGGAAATGCGCGACGCTTTCCAGAGGGGCATTGACCGACCAGGTGAAACACCAGTCTTCGCCGCCCAGTTGCTGCCCGCAGGCGCTCTGCCCGCAGCGGAAAGGCGCGTATTGGGTGATGGTCACGGTGTAGCCAAGCCCGGCAGCGAAGCTCTCGAAGAATGCAATCGACTGGCCGCCACTGCTGACCAGGCGGGCGATGACCTGATTTCGGCGTGCCTGCAGGGTCGGCGCAGGGCCTGCACAGGGATCAGGCAGCCCCAGCGTCGCCTCCCACTCGGGGAGCAGGCCCACGGTCGTGGCCGGGAAGGCATCGACCAACAAGCCGACGGCCCTGTCGCTCAAGCGCTGGAACGTCGGCCCAAGGCATGCGACTGCCTGCGCCTGGATGCTGCCCGGGTCCTTCGGCCAGACCCGTCCGCGGGGCAGCAGTCCGAGCAGCGCGGACGTAAAGTCGGCACTGGTAAACGAGGGTTTTGGCATAGGATTCAGCTATAGGTGACGGTGCCCAGGATGGGCAGATAACCCAGGGTGTTGGCCAGGTTGTCGGTGGGTGCTGTGATCACAAAGCCCGCGGTACCGGAGATGGCGGCTATAGCCGATTCGATAGCAGACAGCGGAACGATGCTGCCATTGAGCGGCTCGCCGTACTCATTGAGCACCTCGCGGATAGCGGACGCGATGGCGGCACGGGTCGCGCTCGATGCGCCGGAGAGGCCGCTGATCGTGAAGTTGACCGGCAGCGGGATCGGGCCGCAGACGTACACCATGGCCGTGACCGGCTGCTCGGAAAAAATCCCGTCGGCCACGGCCAACTGATCGCCGGCCGCCAGGTTGCCGCTGGTCACGCGATTGTCGCTGGCCGAGATGCCGTTCGTGCCCTGCGGAAACCCCGAATAGTCCGCATTGGCATCATCGAGCATGATGTACACCACCACGGTCCCCGCGCCGAATCCGTTCGGATTGCACCAGGCGCGCGTTACCCCGGGAATCTCCAGTGCCCAGGCCTCGTAATCCGACTTTGAGCCACCGTTAGGCGGCTTCTGGTACGCCTCCAGCATGCGCTTGAACAGATCCTGGTCCAACTCCTGATCCGCGCCGCCGGTGATGGCAGTCGTCACCGCCCCGCTGGACGGAATGCCGGTGATGGCCGACCCTAGCGTCATCAGGCTGCCGGCCGGCGTATTGCCCGCTTCGCCCGGGGAGTCGGCTGCCACTGCCACCACGATGGAGCCGTCGCCGGCCACGGTCGAGGTCTCTACCGCGTGGAAGGCCATAGAGTCGCTGCGGACAATCTCGGTTCCGGCGTCAATCAGCGCTCCAGGGGTGGCACCCAGGAACGTGACCTGCCCGCTCGCCGCCGTGGCGGTCTTGCGATAGACCTTTTTCAGCGCCGCCCAGGCTTCCAGAAACTCTTCTGTCGAGGTATAGGGGCAGGCCTGCTTGGCGATCCAGTCCAGGAATCCGTACTGAAGGTGGGCAAGCCCCGCCAGCGACGTGCCGAGAATGCTGAGGTTCGAGAAGCGCAGAAGGCCATCTGCCGTCGGCAAGCCGGCCGTGATATCGGCCGCCACCTGGGCGCGCAGGTCGGACAGCGCAGGGCGCGCATAGGGCATAGAGACTCCGGAAATGAAAAACCGCCCGGAGGCGGCTTTGGCGTGAACGGGTCAGACCTGACTCCAGGCCCAGCTGTATTTCAGCGGCACGACCGATCCGTCATGCCGCGTGATGGTCACGAGGATATTGAGCTGGCTGCGCGAGGCGATGGCCGTGGCAATCGCTATGCCGGCCGCAACTTGGTCATCGAGCATCCATTGCAGCGCCTCGGCGACGTAGCCCTTGGCGGTATTGGCGACGTCCTCGCTCAGCCTCGAGCGATCCAGCAGCCACAGGCGAGAGCCGATCGGGACGTCTTGATCCAGATCGCCCCACCAGCCCCGGCGGTCATCGCTGGCGTCGGGAAGGGTGTCGTCATCATCTGCGCGGCGGTCGGTGAACAGGCTGATCAGCACCGCGGTGGCCAGATCATCGCCGCTGGCCAGTGCGCCTCCGCTGATCGACCAGTCGCCGACCCCGCGATCCACGATCCAGGTCGTTGTAATGTCGGTCATTGCTGCTGCGTCGGCACCGGGCCGCCCCCGTGGTCGTGTTCGTTGTAGATGTCGCGGTCGCCCTGCATGCTGCGAACCTTGTCGGTGATGTCGCCACCGGCTTTGATGTCTCCGGAAACCTCCAGCAGCGGCGTGTTCATCTGAACTTTGCTCGCGGCGTTGATCGTCACGACCGTAGCGTTGTTGACCGTGACCGGAGTGTTCTTGGCCTCGACCACGATTCCCCCGTCCTTGGTCAGGTGGACGTACTTCCCCCACAGGTCGTACAGCATGCTCTCACCGATGGCCAAATTCCGCGGGCGCGTTCCCTGGTCGCCGGTAGCGATCACAACGCCCTTCGAGCGGTCTCCGCCGGCGAACACAACGATCACGTCGGCGCCGGCCGGTGGCCGCGAAGCAATGCCGAACTCGCCAAGGCGCGGCGTGCCATCGCGCGTCTCGGCGTTGTTGAGCTTGACCTGCAGCACCTGGGCGCTACGGCTGTCATCGCTGACCGTTACCCTGCCCCACCCTACCACCAGCTGCATGCGCCGCCACAGGCGGGACATGACGCCTTCCGAATCCATCGCTCCGCTCATCGAACCACCTGCGCGACATCTCCCCAGAGGGGCGTGAGGTTGATCGGTTTCGGCAGGAATGCCTCGGGAGCCATCAGCGTGAGCCGAGCCGTCGTACCGGACTCTTCGGTGCGCTGGAACGTCACCTCACTGATCAGCAGCCCTTCGGACTCCAATTTCAACTTCGGCAGCGAGACCGGCGCCAAGGTGTTGGGCGCCCACAGCGCGCCACTGGCATCCCGCCAGCTATCGGCGACCAATTGCACGATGCGCGAGCGCCCTGCCCTTCGCGCAAGCTCCCAGTCCGCCCGCTGCTTGACGATATCCAGGCCCAGGCCGCCCCCCTCGGAAATGATGTAGAGGGCGCGGTGACGGGTCACGTTGAGGTCGGTTGCGATGTAGATCAGGTTGCCGCTGTCGCCGATATCGAGCAGTGCATCGAACGACTGGATGAACGCTCTGACCTCCGAATACCTCTGGTGGGCCGAGTAATCGATGTAGGCGCTCTGCACGTTCTTTCCTTCGGCAAAGCCGCTGGCGGCAGTTTTGCTGCCTACCCTGGTCAGGAACAGGCTGCCGTCTGGCAGATCGTAGGCCAGCACTGCGCTGTAGCGAGCCATGCGATCGATGACCTCGAACGCCGATTCGCCGAGCATGGTGTTGGTCTGCGGCAAGACGACCAGGTTGGAAACATCGGTCGAAACCGAAATGCCCTTGTAGACGGACGCCAGCTTTTGCGCGACGCCCAGCACGGTAGCATTGCTGATCTGCCCGCCCGGCCATTCAGCCGCGCAATCGACAAGGTCGGCGCAGCGGGATCGGCCGGTGACGCGGATCGTATGATCGTCCGCAGAGAACCCTGGAACGAAATGATCGACCCAGCCGGTGATGACCAGGTCATCGCCCAGCCTGACCTCGCAGGCCATGCCGGGCTCGATGACCAGCTTGTCCACCTCACCCGGGTAGCGCTCGGTCAGGCCGATGTCGAAATCGCTCGGCAGGCGCTCGATACCTCGGGTAACCCGGATGCTGGTCCATCCGGTGACGACCTGATCGCCGATGCTCAGGTAGAGGTCTTCGTCGGCCATGCTTCCCCCGTAAAAGAAAACCCCGCCGAAGCGGGGTTCTGGGATCTTTCAGTGACGGGCCCTAGCTGGCCAGCACCCGGACCGTGGTCGGCATGAATGCCGGGTGCCTGGGGTTGGCCTGCTCGACCAGCTCCCCGTCGCGGGATGCATCGCCGTACAGCCGATTGGCCATGACCAGAGCCGGTAGCGGCGCCTTGAAGCTGAACGTCTCCAGGCGCGGCAGCGTGGCCCCGGTGGTCGTCAGGTAATTGATGACGCCCTGTCGCAGCCCGAGCAGCGCCGAGTAGCTCTCGTCGTCGCCGGAGTCGCCCGCGAGCAGGATTTCCGCGTCGATGTAGCCGGTAACGGTCGTCATCAGGGCCATGGCATCGTCGTAGGAAGCCGGCGCATACACGGCCACCTCCTGAGCCATGGCCGACAGGGCGGCGCGGCGCAGAAGCGCCGAGGTCGAGGCCTGCGCTACTGCCTGGGCATTACCTACCTGGCTGTCGCTCGAGAACGCTGCCGGATGGTAGCTGGCCAGCTCGCCCAGCAGAGCGATGGCGGTACCCGGATCGGGAATGGCGGCCACTAGGGAATCCATCAGCGCCTGAACCGCTGCCGTGAAGGCATCGCCGCTGCTGGCGTCGAGGTTTTCCGCCGCTGCCGCCAGCACATCGCTCGCCGCATCGATCGATGCCCGGCTTTGCGTGTTGCTGGCCAGCAGATCGGCCATTGTTGCGCCATCGTCCTTGGCCTTCTTGCTCTTGACCAGAGAGCTGCTCACGCTGCCTTGGGCGTAGCGGCCATAGTTCCCGGTCATCAGGCCGGCGAGGCCGGTGATATTGCGCACGTCCCGCGAGATCCGGCCGACCAGCTCGGTGAATCCTGCGACCACGTTTACGACGGTGCCGACCACCGCTCTTCCGAACCGGATCGCCCCCTCGACGGTATTGATTACCGCCGTTATGCCGCCGATCACCTTGCGCGCGAAATCCAGCGCCGCGGACAACCCCAGCGCCTTGGCCAGCTTGTCGAGAAGGCTGGTTGTCGAGGATGCGATGGCTGGAAAGATCCGCTCGCCCGACTCGATGAAGACGAAGCTCAGCTCGAAGTAGCGCCCCATGTCCCAGCGCTCGATCACCCGCAGCCCGCCGTCAGGGACGCTAACCGTCAGGTTGCCGAGGGTGGGATGCACCAGGGTGCCTGGGCCTGACCGCTCGACCGCCGCGACGATGGCATCGCGCTGCGCCTTGGCATCGCCGCCGCCGTAGACCAGGCTGTCCGAGACCAGAAAGCCCGACAGCCTGATCCGGCGCGTCGAGCGGCCCATGTCCTCGATGTAGGGCTTATCCCGCCCTGGGTACTCATGCAGAGCCACGCGGCGCCCGAAGAACCCCTCGCCCCCGTAGACGGCAAACGGGATTCCCCTGAACGAGGCTTTGCGCAGGTCGCCGCGCCAGTCCTTGTTGCTGTCCTTGGCGATCTGGACGATTTCAGATAGCAGACTCATGCGAGAGACCCCACCCCAGAATACGAAATCCGGCTTGTCACCGGCACACCCTCCACCGACTTGACCTGGGCCTTCGTGCCTTCCGGCGCGCCCTTCAGGTCGACTTCGACATGGATCTTGCTGTTTTGCGTCTGCTGGCCGCCGCTGACAGGGCCTTGCGGCGCCATTCCAGACTGGACCTTGCGGACGTAATCGACGGTCTCCGCCGGTGCGGCCCCAATACCCTTGCGAGACAGGTTGCCCTGCCCCCAGTTGTACGCGGCCAATGCCATGGCGAGGTTTCCGCCGTTGGCGTCGAGCAGGTCGCGAAACATCCGCGCCGCCGCATCGGACGATTGACCGAGGTCGTTGGGGTTGCGGAGCCCGTACTGCCTGGCCGTTCCGGGCATGAACTGGAAGTGCCCCCGCGCACCCGCTGGCGAGATCATGTTCTTGCCGCGGCTCGACTCGACATTCCAGACGCTATCAAGCAGGCCATGCGGTAGCTTGTATTGGCGCTCCAAGGCGTTGAAGCGCTCCAGCGCCTTGGCGCGATCCGTGGAATCGACAGCGGCTTTTGCCTCATCGTTGCCCAGGAACGCCATGGTTCGAGCGACCTTGTCGCCGATCCAGTCGCCAGTCTGTGTTCCAGAGATGAACTGGTCGTTGATCAGCGTTCCGATGCCGTAGCCTGCGGCTCCCGCAATAGCAACAAGACCTCCCTGAGCGGCCAGGCCGCCCGCCGCCGCCCCCACGGATAGCGCGCCCTGGGCGGCGAGCGTTGCCTTGGCGGCCGCCTGCCACTTCCACAGCAGGCCGATAAACGACAGCACCCCTACTCCAGCCTTGGCCAGGCCGATGCCTAGCGAGGCCACGCTGACGATCAGGCCGGCATTCATCGCCACCCCCACGGCAATGGCCGCATTTTCCCAGCCGCCGAGCCAGTCGACGACCTTTCCGATTCCGCTGGTGAACTCCTTGATGCCCTGGCCGATGCCGCTCCAGTCCGTGCTGTTGATCCACTGGGCAAAGCCCTTCGCCCACTCACCCACGTTGATGGCAATCAGCTCGCGATTGAGCGCTATCCAGTTGGTGAATTGATCAGCCAGCGGCTTGATCGCGGGGATCAGCGCATCTCCGATGGCGTTTTTCGTGCCGTCGATAGCGATTTCCAGCCCTGCCAGGCTCATGGCAAACGCCTTCGAGCGCTGCACGGCCTCATCGCTCATCACGTAGCCCAGGCGCTTGACGGTGGTCTGATACTCGTCGATGCCGGCCGATCCTTGGCGCAGGAACGGCAGCATGGCCCCCAGCCCCAGGCGATTGGCGATCAATGCCTGCACCTGCGGATTGGTCTCCTTGCCGATGGCGTCGGCGATGGAGCGGAACGCGCCAACCACGTCGTTGCTGCCCTCGACGGTCCGGTCCATGTTGACGCGCAACTTGGAGAACAGCAGCAGCGCGCCCTGATCCCGACCCCACTTCGCGTTCTGCATGGTGGTCGCCAGCGCATCCAGGCTGCCGGTCATGGTTTCGCTGGAAATACCGGCCAGCCGGGCAGCGCCCTGGAAGCTCTGCAGCTGTCCGCTCGAGATGCCGATCCCGGCCGCACTGTTGTCGATGGAGCGCCCCAGCTTGGCCCAGTTGTCGGCCAACGCCGCGACGCCGGCTACCGAGCCGATACCGGTGATCGCAGCCATCGGAGCGACGATGCTGGCGATACCGCGCGCCGCCCCGCCCGCTTCCCGCCCTATGTTGCGCAGGTCGCGGCCGATGTTATCGAAGCCCAGTTCGCGCCCCAGGCCCTTGAACGACTTTCCGACATCGCCGAAGGGCCGGGTCAGCCGGCTGATGGCGTCGTTGACTTTTCGAACCGTGGCCGTGGCCTTGTCGACGGCGCTGATCGTGATCGTGAAGCTATTGGCCATCTCTGGGTCTCGTCATTCGCAGGGCCTGGGCGTTCCACCAGTCCAATTCGGTCAGGGTCAAGGACCACGCCTCGCGTGGCCCCCAGCCGTAGAACTTGGTCAGCTCAGCGATCAGCTCTGGCCAGCCTCCGCCGCCGACTGGCCACTGGTAAAAGCCCCGAAGAACTCATTGGCGCGAGCCAGGTCGCGCTGGCCGATCTTCTCGGCGGCGGCGCGCGGGATCTTCGCGATCATCTGGATCAGGTTGATGGCCACGCCAACGGAGGTATCGGCACGGCTGGCTTTTTCCAGCTCGCCGGCGGTGGGTTCGCGCAGCTCGAGCTTTTCGTACACCAGGGCGGCATCGCCGGCCCCGATGGTGATCGGCTTGCTCAGGGTGATGGTGAGTTCGTCTTGCAGCATGGATCAGTTCTCCGTCACGGTGGGGCCTTCCCACTTCATCTCGATGGTGGCGTCGGTCGCCTTGTTTTCCTGCTGGTCGGTGGACCACATGTTGCGGCCGATCACCGTCTTGCCATTGGCCAGCTCACACACGACGGTGACGTTGCTCATGTCGTTCAGGTCGCTCAGGCTCAGGCCGCCCGAGTCGCGCAGCGTTCCGCCGATATAGCCCTGGGCGGGCTTTTCGCTGTAGCCGTGGACGCCGTCCATCCCCATCAGGGTTTCCCGAGAAACCCCGCTGACCTTGTAGGAAAAGTCGCCGACCAGCATGTAGGTCTTGCCGTCGACGGAAAGGTACGCAGTACCGGCGAGGCGGTTGGTGGTATCGGCCATGATTGTCTCCAGGCAAAAAAATGCCGCCAGCAGGCGGCGGGTGAATGCGTTCCCGGATTACAGGCGGAACTGGGCGAGCAGCGCGAAGATGCGCAGCTGGTTGATCAGGGTTCCAGGCCAGAGCACGTCGACCCGATTGGGGTTGGTGCTGTTCTTCTCGACGATTAGCGCAGCGGCGAACGCGGCGGCGTCCTGGACATAGCCGTCGTACTCCAACTGCTGATACTGGGCGATCAGGTCGGCCTTGATGATGTTGGGCGTGACGATGGCCGAGCCGGGCGCGAAACGGGTGCCGTTAGCGGCGAGCTTGACCCGGGCATACTTCGACGTGACCAGGCTGCGCTGCTGCCGCAGGACGTACATCAGCAGGAACAGCGTCTCGACCTCCAGATAGCTGTCGTCGGCCGAGCCGAAGGCGTTCTTCTGGTAGGTCGTGATGACGTTTTCCAGCGCCACGGTGCCATCGCTCTGTACGGTGAACGTCGAGATGCCATCCCACAGCAGGGTGTTGCGCTCGCCCAGGTTGAAGCGCGAGGCTGTCGGCGGGGCCAGCACGGTACTCAGGGTCAGCGTCTGCAACGGCCGCCCCGGATCGGCGCGCAGGGCCGGGGCCACCGCGCCAGCCAGATCAGCGGCCCAAATCCAGGCCGGCGACGGCGAATCATAGAAGCCGAGGATGCATTCGTGCTGGTTGTTGCGGGCATTGCCGGCGGTGGCCAGCGCCGAAAGGGTGCCGCGTTGGACGGCGAACACATGGCCGTAGAGCTGGCTGGCATAGCTCCAGCGGCCCGACTGGTCGCTCAGCAGGCTCTTCAGCGCGTTGAGCGAGGCCGTATCGGTGTAGGGGCAGACGATGAAGTCGAACGGCTCGTCGCCGAGGTTCGCCAAGGCGGTGTCCAGCGTCGGGTTGGTCGCCCCGCTGGCCATCGCCGTGATGGTCACCGTGATCCCGGCCGGAGTCGCCTCGCCGCCGGAAGTGCCCATATAGTTCAGCCGCAAGTCGATTTCGTTGCCGGCCAGCCCCTTGTTTTTCGCCGTGACCGTGACCGAGGCTCCGGTCGCAGATGCGGTGACCGGAAGACTGGCCGTTCCGGTGATCAATGCGGCCAGAGCAGCAGCAATGTTGGTGGCAGTATCCGAGGCGGTGACGATCAAGGAGATCCTCTGCCCCGCCACGTAGAGGCTAATCACGCCGGTTTCCGATGGGGTTCCGGCGATGGCGATCGAGCCTGTTGCAGCAACGGAGCCGCCGGCATCGGCCAGCGGCAGGAACCAGACCTCGCCGAAGGCGTCGGACGCCTTGTAGGCCTCGGTCATCAGAGCGAGCATCGAGCCCTCGCCACCCTTGGCCTTGGCATCGCTGACGCCTTGGCCGAGTACCGGAACGCCGGCCACGGCATTCCCGGCACTGGTGATCTGGCCGATGATCAGGGTGCGCTGGGTCTGCGCGCCGCTGTTGGCCTGGCTGTTGTCGACCTCGGCATAGAACAGCGGTACTCGCAGGTTGGCCGGGATGTTGCTGAATGGGACAGTCATTGGTCGCTCCCGGTGTCAGTGGTATTGACCGCCGGCGACACGGGCGCGGTCAGGATGGCATCGCCGCATTCGAGCCGACGAATCCAGTAGAGGTCATGGTCGGGAACTTCTCGCCCATCCGCGGGCAGGAAATCGCGCTTGACCGGGTCCCGCACAAGCAGTCCCGGCGAGGGATAAACACGCATGGCAGAGCCTCACTGCATAAAGTCGATGGTGATGCCGCCTTCTGCCCGGCCATCCGGCCCTTCGCTGCGAGGCGCCGGAGCGACTGCATCTGGGAAAGCGGCATCGGGATAGGTTCCCGTGGCATCGGCGACGTTGATCAGGTCTTCGGTGATGCTGATTTCGTCCAGCGGCACGATGGGCTGTATCGAGGCGATTTCGGTTACCGCGTCGACGGGCTGTGGCGGCGCTTCATCCTCGAGCGGGTAGAAGTCTTCCGGCCCCTGGTAGAACTCCATGCCAACCTCCATGACCAACTCCGCCAGCTCGCTGCCGCCCTCGCCATCCTCCCTGAACTCGCTGCGAATGAAGGGGAACTGCTGCAGGCGACTCATCAGCGCCGGATTGTTGATCAGCGCCCGCTTCGCCTGGTCCTGGATCTGCTCCAACGCCAGCTGTGCCTGGGCGGCGCCGGCATTGTCGGTCTGCTGGGGGACCCTGACCCGCGCCGAGATTTTCAGCGTGGCCGTTACGGTGAACTGCGGCGCATGGCGACCCAGCGACTCCATGTCCTCGGCCGGCGTGTGCAGGTAGAGCAGCGGATACTGGCCATCCCAGGTCGGCCAGGTACGCGCAGAGAACACGTTGAGGCCTGCATCCGTTCGCCCCTTCAACGCTTCTGCAGCCAGAGCCCGCATATCAGCGGTAGTAGTCATCCATCTCTCCCAGCATCAGCTTGAGGCTGCCATGGCTGTCCGGCTGAACGTCCTTGATGATGTAGGTCTTCCCGGTGCGGGGAATGACCACCTGATCATTCTGCTTCGGCGGGCATTGAAACCGCGCCAGGCGGACGCCCAGAACCGGCATGGTGGTGTTTGCGCCTACCAGGCCGTCGATCAGGTCGGCGTCCCGGTAGGCTTCGTCGAAAACGCCATCGATGGCATAGGGGGCGCCGTAGAGCGGGCAGTACATGATCTGCTCTCCGCTCTGCCCCCCTTCGCCAAAAACGGCCTCCAGCGGCTCGAGCACCAGTCGATCCCAGTCGATCATCAGGCAATCCTCACCGTCGGCCCTTCCGTGACCGTCACGCGCGGGCCCGGACGGTGATCGCCGCTAGCCGACGGCGGACCGTCCGCGATAAAGCCCAGCGCCTGCAGGCGCTTCAGGTCGGCTTTGGCGATCTTGGCCATTTCCCCGGCCGGAACATGTGCACCGGTCTCATCCACCACGGTTCGGCCCGGAGCCACGAGCACCTCGATCAAGGCGCCCGCTGCAGACCCGGCCGCCATCAGCTACCGCTCGCCGGTGCGCAGACAGTGGCTGCCAGGCAGGCATTGACCCGGCTCGGAATCACCAGCGGAGAACTCTGCATCAGGATGATGCGCTGGGCGGGGTCGTTCTCCACCCAGGTCTTGGGTGCATAGGGCAGCGATGCGTAGTTGAAGGCCGGATCGAGGATCTGGCCGAACGCTCGGGCGCCCATCAGATCGGCGCCACTCATCAGCACGGTGCCATCGGGCAGCATCGGCTGTTCGACGCCGTTCTCGTCGATGAACCACTCGTTGTACAGCCACAGGTCGTACTGGCCCCAGCGCCCCTTGTACGCCGCACCAGGTGCGATCTGCGGACCGATGTTGACGTTTCCGGCGTCGGACTGCTTGGGGAAGTACACGGCGCCGAAGACCTTCTCGTCGTTGGCGAAGGCCTTCCAGGCGCTGGTGGTGAATACCAGGTCGGTGGCCTGGGCGCCCGACATCTGCAACAGGGTGGTCTGCCACTCCTCGATGCTGTTTGCCGGAACGGTATCGCGGCCCGCGGCGTTGAAGTTCGCCGATACGCCCCACTGGTTGTTGCCGGTCAGGGCAATGGTCAGCTTGCTGTCGCGGCCGAAATCGACCACCTCGGTTGGGAATCCCTCGCCCTGGACAATGACTTTTCCGGTGCGCATGGCCGAGGCAGCCATCCACTCCAGGCGACGGTCGAGCATGTCGATCTGGTCAGCCATCTCGAAAGCGATGTTGGCCATTTCCCGCTCGGCACCGCTCATGCCTCCGCCGCCGATGCGCTCGCCGATCTGACGCATGATCGGCTTGCGCAGGTCTGGTGCGCGCTTGTCCTTGATGTAGGCCGGCTTGTAGGTGTTGGTCTGGTAGCGACGCTGTTCGACCAGCTTTCCCTGGACCAGCGGACTGACGAACGGAGCCATCCGGCGCAGACCGATATCCACGTCAATGGCGACGAACTCGGTATCGCTCATCTGGATATTGGGGAAGAACTTGTCGAGCAGGAATTTGGTCGGACGCTTGAGCGTCGGCACGACCTGGATCAGGTCGATAGTGCTGAACGGAAACGAGCTGGCGGCGGTCATAAGGCCTCTCCGGAATAAACAAGAAATCGCGCCCACAAAAAAGCCGCCCGTAGGCGGCCTGATTGGAGGGGGGGGGTGGCAGGCCTTACGGCGCCGAGTTGTTCGACGGAGAAGCCGCCGAGATCGAGGTTTTGGCGAACAGACCATAGGGCCGCATCGCGGATACCAACTGCTGCAGCGTCCACGAGGAATCGAAGGTCAGAGCACGGCCGTTGAACTCTCCGGCCAGATATCCGCCGGCAGTCACCGGGCCCGCACTGGCATCGGCATCGTCGGCCAGGATCGCCACCGGTACCTGGCTGCCATCGCTGGCAGTCCGCACACAGGCCACATAGGTGCCTACCGCATCGAACACGTTGATGGTGAATTTATCGCCCGCGACGAACGCCGTGGCGCCCGCCGTGATCGTGAAGTTGATTTCCGCGTTGGCAAATGGGGTGCCGGCAGTTGCGGTGCCGATCACCACGCCCTCGGGATTGGTAACCGAGAAGGTGGTGGCAGCGGTGGCGGTCAGCACATAGCTGCCCGTCTCAACGGCGCTGCCGACGCTGATGCTGCCGAGAGTGCCATTGCCGGTATTGCTGGAGCCGGTGACCGCCTGGGTCGGGTTGATGGACTGCTGGCCCAGTACCGTGCCGCGCTTGAGCACCCCGGCCCCGAGCAGGATGGGCTGGGTCACCAGATTGCGCGCATCTGCGATCAGTTGGTCGGGGGTGTATACCTGAGCAGCAATGCCGGGCTGCTGGGGGTTGTCGAGGATGGAGCTGGCGTTGAGCGTCATGATTTATCTTCCGGAAAGAGGTACGGATTAGCGGCCGCCCTGGGCGCGCTCGGCAGCTCGGACAATGGCTGCGGCGGTGTCGGACATGCCGGCCGGCTTCGATGGGGCGTCGTCATCTCCCACCGGGGAAACGGCAGCGCTCCCCATGCGCTCGCGCAGACTGCTGCGGCCGGCACGCGACCCGCTCGCTGCGCTGGCAGCATTCATGGCGCTGATTGCGCTGGCTGCCGACATGTTGGTATCGAAGGCGAACACGCAGGCCTGCTCGACGCTGCCGTTCTTGATGCCGTGAGCAACGATGGTGGCGCAGCGCGCACGATCGGCCGCAACGGCGGCACGGGAACCCTTCGGCTCATCCTTGTCCTCGTCATCCTCGGCATCGGGCTCGTCGTCCTCTTCGGCGCGCTTGCCCTTGGCCTTTTTGGTCTTCGGCTCGTCGTCTTCGCCGGGCTCCTGATCGTCCTCTTCGGCATCCGGCTCCCGGTCGTCTTCCTCAGCCTTTTTACCCTTCGGATCTTCGTCCTCGTCCGGCTCATCGCCTTCGGCGCGCTTGCCCTTGGCCTTGCGGGTCTTCTCGTCCTCTTCCTCCGCTTTCGGGGCAAGGCCGAGCAGGTGGGCAAACGGCGCGCTCATGAAGCTGCTTTTACGCATGGTGGTTCCTCTGATGGGGGTCAGGCCAGCTCGGCGAGCAGCGCCCTGAAAGCGGCGTCCGGCGCCGCAATGGCATCGGCCAGGCCGATTTCCACCCCGGTCTTGCCGAGATAGGTAGAGGCCTGGGTATCGCGAACCGCGCTGGCCGCGAGGTTTCGGTTGCGGGCGACTGTGTCGACGAACAGCTCGCCCATGGTGTCGATATCCGCCTGGAAGCGTTCCAGCACCTCGGCGGTCAACGGGATTTCCCTGTGGCCGTCGGCCTTGCGCTCGCCGTAGGTGATGAAGGTCACCTGCAGCCCCGCCTCGGTCAGCGCCTTGGAGAAGTCGACGTGCATGCAGATGACGCCGACGGAGCCGGTGCCGCCCGTGCGCGGCACGTAGATTTTGTCGGCGGCGCTGGCGATGGCGTAGGCCGCCGAATAGGCCGACTCGTTGAGGATCGACCAGATCGGCTTGCTGCCGCGTGCCTGGTAGATCATGTCGACCAGATCGAAGCAGCCGGCCACCTCGCCACCCGGCGAGTCGACATCGAGCACGATGGCCTCGACCTTGGGATCGTAGAGCGCGGTCAGGAAAGCCTGGCGGATGCCGTCGTAGCCGGTCATGCCCGACCAGGGGCGCAGCGTTCCGGTTTTCTGCACCAAGGTTCCGTGCACCGGGATGATCGCGACGCTGCCGGCCAGGTCGTAGCCCGTGTCGCGCGACTCCCGGTCTGCATAGCTGTAGCCCTCACCCTCCAGAGCCAGCGGCACCAGGCTCATGGCATCGCCATTGAGGCGCATCATGCGGCCGATACCCAGGCGCTCGGCCAGCGCCGCCATGACCACTTCGGCCTTGGACGGGTGGATGGCGATCGGCACGTTGAACAGACGCTGGGCCAAGTGTCCGAATTGCATCAGGTCGGCTCCGGTTTGGTGATGGTCTGGCTGGCCGGGACATAGCCCGGCACCTGCATGCCGGCCCAGGTCGGCGGCGGGATGCCCAGCTCGGAAAACTTGTCGATTTCGCGCTTGCGCTGCTCGAGCACTTCCTCGTAGTCGAGGCCCTGCTCCATGCACTCCTGCTGCAGCGTTGACAAGCCGGCATCCATCCCCAGCACGGCGCCCTGTTTCTCCGCGACGGGGTCGATCCAGCCGCGGGCCGGCCCCATCCACTCGGCGCGGCTGTACATCGACCGGCACTCCATGAAGCTGGGAGCCCCACCGGGAAGTGGGTAGTCGTCCACCTCCATGGACTCCTCGAGGAAGCAGCACAGGATCGGCTGCGCCGTGTTCGAGGCGAAGTCGTTGCGGCGGCGGGTCAGGGTCTTGTACGCCTCCAGCAGGGCGCCGCGCGCCGAGCTGTAGTTGGTGTCCGACCAGTCGTGGCTCATCTGCTGGGCAGACAGGCCGGTGGCCGAGGCGAAGTTGCGCAGAAAGGATTTCTCGAATGCAGCGAAATTCGCATTCGGTCGCTCTGCAGCCACCATGTTGATCTTCTCGCCCGGGAACAGGATCGGCACCCGCGCCTCGCCCAGCATGGTCTTGCGCTCGGCGTGGTAGTTCGATCGCTCGACCTGGTAGGCCGACAGATCCGTTTCGTCGCCGACGGCGTCGGCCACCAGAGAGTGATCGAACGGCGATTCGATGTAGGCACCGAAGATCGAGTTGATCACCGCCGCGTCCAACTCCACGGAGTCGTACTTGGCCAGCATCTTCATCCGCTGCAGCACGGGCGTGAAGATTCCTGCGCCGCCCCGGTGCTGGCCGGCCCGGTCTGAATCGAAGTCGTGGATGATGTACGGCCGTCCGTACTGGTCCTCCCGGGGGATGTACTCCCAGGTGACGCTATCAGCCGCAGCCCACCAGTCGCCCTGGTGGGCCCTGCGGATCCAGTAACCCACTGCCGCGCCGAACTGATCGACGGCGACACCTCCGCGCGAGGTGTTCGAGTCGAACTGCTGCTGGGGATTGCTCAGCCGGTCCGGGTCGATCAACTGCATCGCCGTGGCATAGCGAGCCCGCCCCATGCCGATGCGCTCGGGAATCCAGCAGACCTGGATCAGCGAGTCGCCGTCGATCAGCTTGTGCCGGAAACCCAGGCGCAGCAGCTGGACGATGGTCAGCTTGCGCTGTGCATCGCAGTAGCGGCCCTGGTCGAATGCCCAGGAGCGCCAGTTCGCGCTGGCCACCTGGCTGAATTCGTGCGCCCAGGTCGCATCGAACGCCTTGTTGCCGGTATAGGCCTTGAGCGCCCGCCAGTCGGGCTTGATCAGCGGGCGGAAATGGCCGCCAATGGCGTTGTCGAGAATCCGCGTTACCGCGCCGGAGGCCCAGCCGTCGTTGCGGACCAGATCGCGCACCCGGGCGACGATCCGGTCCCGGTACATGTTGAGTTCGCCATCCGGCGAATACAGGTAGGGCCGCCAGGCCGCCACATGCTCACCGAAGGCATCGGCCGCGTCATACGGCGCCCCGCCACCCGGGGCCAGCATCTTCCCTCGGCTCGGCTGCATCGGTGGCAGTGGATTGCCGTCAGGGCCGAGGATGGTCACGGGCTTGGTCATCACTTGAACCAGAATCGGAGGGGCTGGCGAGCCCGGGGAACGATCCCCAGCTGCTGCTGCAACTGCTGGATCACATTGGCGAGCATGGGAAGGTCGGCCCGGGTGTAGGTGACGCTGCGCGTCCCGTCGCCCTGGGTGTAGCTCGCGCTCTCGACCTTCGATCCGCTCGATAGCTGCAGGTAGGCTTGCTGCGCGTTGGCCAGCGATACCCGCAGCTGATCGACAGGCATGCCTGCCAGCAGGCTGCCGGATGGGTTGTATCGGCTCATGGTGTGCTCTCCAGCTGCCCCGCGGGGCATGGCCTACGCCAGGCGACTGGCGAGGGATTTTTTACGGGGCGCTTCCGCCGGCGTAACCGTTGGCCCTGCCGACTTCGGCGCTTCGCCCTCTTGGTCTGGGGCGCTCTCGACCATTTCCGGCTCCGGGCGCATAACGGGCACGCCGAGCGTCGCGTTGACTTCCTCGGCGCGCTTGTTGAGCTTCAGGCCCAGGTGCATCAGCCCGCAAAGTGCTGCATAGGCGTATACCCGACAGTCGAGCGCTTCGTTTGCTCGGCCAGGAGGCAGTTCCCAGACCCGGTAGACCTGTCCGCCAGAGGTTTTGCGAACTGAGCGCTCCGCTGTCAACTGAGCGAAGTAGTTGATGTCCCGATCAACCGGGTAGTGCATGAAGCCTGGGCCATGCTCAACCAGATGCAGTCGTGATCGGATTGAGTCCTTCGCCGCGTTGACGCCGATGATCACCGGTCTGAACGACGACTTATTGCGTTTGCTCGGGGTCTTCGTGGGCCAGATCGGCGAGCGCTTTCCGCCCACGGCGGATTCACCCTTGATAGCCCAAATTCGACGGCCAAGGCGGGCCTTGGCAAAGTTGTAAACCTTTTGGGTATGGTGACCACCCGAGTCATGACAGACCGCCATGACTTCAAAGCCCCGGCCGTCAGACCGGTACCAGATCCGCTTCAGGTAGGCGTCAAGCCGATCCCATGGGCCCGGGGTCTCCATGTCCCCTTCAATGACTTCGAAGTCGATGGACCAGCTTTCTTCGTTCATGCCCCAACCGACAACCTCACACTCGAAGCGATCATTTTGGGTATCGACACCCACTGTGATCACGGCAACACCATCCGGAACCTCGGCGGACCAAACCTCACATCGAGCTGCCAGGCGCTCTTCCTGTAGTGCACGGTCGCCGCGGTCTTCGTAGGTTTCCCCCAGCACCAGGTTCACGAAGGTTTGGCGCATCAGCGGGTCATCCTTCACCTCCAGCCATTCAGCTACCAGATTCTTCCAGGACGCATTCACGAAGAGGCTGTAGGCCGCCCAAATTTGAAACCCTGCGTGCCCCTTGAATGGCTTGGTCGCACGCCACTCCCCACGCCGAACCATCTCCTCTTTGTCGGATTCATGGATGAGGCAGCTAGTGGCTTTGCAGACGTAGAACACGCTATCGGGAATGCCGACACCGTTTTCGTCCTTATCCCACTTCATTCCGTAAGGAGTATCTGGACCGCCCCACTCAAGCACCTGGTACTCACCGCAGTGAGGGCATGGAACGTAGTATTTGCGCTGGTCGCTGCTCGAGTAGCTTTTCTCGATCCGGCTTTCACCCTTCACCGTGGGCGTGCTGCCCAAGATGATCTTGCGATTCCAGAATGTTTCTGTCCGCTTGATACCCAGCTTGATCTGGTCGCCTTCCTTGCCGGCGCCCATCACCGGATAACCGTCGACTTCGTCGAACAGAACAATCCGGGAAGTAATACGACGGAAACCACCAGGGCTATTGGCGCCCACGAAGGACATTGAGGCGCCATTGCGGAAGACTCGTTTGTTGATCTTCTGCTTTGAGTCCTTCTTCTTCAGGTCGCCGACGATCTCGGAAAGCACTGGCGTATCACGCAGCATGGGTTCGATTTCGGTGACGCTATAGTCTTCGGCATCCTCTACCCGAGGCTGCACCACCAAGATGGGCGACGGATCCTGATGGATGTAGAAGCCGGCGACATGGTCGAGGATCTTGGTGTAACCAACCCGGGCAGACTTCTGGACCGTGACCATCTCAACCGCTGGGTCGGTGATCGCATCCATGATCCCGACCTGGTACTGGAAAGCATGGAAGCGGCCCGTCTGAGCACTGGTCTCACGGGACAGCTGCGCATAGCGCTCGGCCCATTGGCTGAGCGTCAATTTTGGCGGTGGCTGGATATTCCGACGTCGTGCGTTAAAAAGCTCGGCCTTTAGGGCGTCATAGCCATCGGCATATCGGCGCCCTTCATTTTTTGACCCCATCTCCGTCACGGGTCAACTCCTCAAGCGCTTCAACAATAATTCCGTGCAGAGCGTCTTGGATCTCCAGCACTGTTTTCAGGCGGCTAATACGAGGCGCATGTTCCGATGGAATTGCCAGAAGGCGGCTGCGCACCTTCGCATACTCCTCGCCAACAGCACGGGCGACATCCTCGACCGCAACCACTAGGCGCGCCTCACGGTCGTAGTCAAGCTGTTCGCGCAGGGCCAGGTAGTTCTCCTTGACCCGCTTCGCCTCGTCGATATTCATGTTCGCGCCGGTCGCGATCAGGATGCGAGCGGTGGCCTGTTCGACGGTCTCACCAGGGTTGATTGTTACCCGCTTGGACGCAGGGGTAACGCCGGATTTTTTCGGCGAGGGCTTGTTACCCTCTACTACTTGGGTAACAAGCTCCAGGCCATCGCGGCGATACTTCGCGATCAGCGCATTCGATGCGTCGACATCCAGCTCATCCCCCTCAAACACAAGCCAGCCGCGCTCTTTCCACTTGGTCACGGTCTTGCGACTGACGCCATGGAGGGCTGCGAACTCGCTCTGATTCATGGGGAGCCTTGTTACCTGTTACCCAAATTCAAAAAGTTTTTAGCTAGAGAAGCAGCGCAGCGCACAATGCCCTCGATGCTCGAGCCCCCAGGAAGGACCCACGAAGGGGGGGTACCCCCCCATCCTGTCCCTCCAGGCTCAGCGCGCCGTAGCCATCGCCCTGGCCAACGCAGCACCGAACACAGCATTAAAGCGACGAGAGACCAGCGCCTGAGCATGGCTCCGGTAGTTCAATCGCTTGTTCACCGGAAGAGCATCACCGAAGCGGATCAGCAGCTTCAGATGTGTCGCCCGGCCTTTCTTCGCCGGAATCCGCTGCCAGACGCCGTTCACCTCGCCCGACTTCGACTTCACAGGGCCGATGTACACATCCTTGCGAGCCTTCAACCTTTCCAGAGCCTTGCGCGGCAGCTGGCCGTTCTTATCCAGGCGAATGTTCTTTGGATTGAGGATCGCCTTGCTGGTACCCGGCAGCACATGCGATCCGCCGTCCTCGTAAGGCGTCAGGTACTTGGCAGCGATAGGCTTTACGTAGACCTTGGCAGTCAGCATGTCCTTCCTCGCGCCCTGAACGCCGAGCGAGTTGATAGTGAACCGGCGCGGGCTTCTGAACGTGCGATCCATGTTCTTCGCCTCGTCTGCCTTGACCTCTTTTGCAAGCTCGGTCAATGCCTGGGCGGTCGCGAATCTCAACTGGTTCTGGGCCAATGCCGAGAGCTTTCGGCTGATCGCCTTTACATCCGCGCGCACTGAAATATCAATTGGCCCAGCCATCACTGCCCCTCCACCCTCCGCTCGACGCCGGCCTTCTTGGCGAGCCACTGGGTATAGAGCCCACCAGCTACGTCAGCGCCCAGTACCGCGACAACGATACCCAGCCCACCGGCTAGGTGTATGCCTGAGCCTGCTGCCATGGCCAGCATCAGCGTCGCCATGCCAAGCAGACCCGAAGCACCGAACCGCAGCATCACTCGCTTGAGGATCTGTTCCATGGTTAGGTCGCCACCGGAGGCACGGAGCATTTCACCGGACAGGCCAGCCATGGAGATCAGCACGAGCAGCCAGAACGGCATGTCGGCGAGCGTCTGGTGCTCGTTGGGCATGAGTGTTTCCTTGGGAGTTAGGTGGCCCGCAGCGCGGTCCTGCCGGGGAGCTAAGGGGCGAGGGGCCGAAACGAAAAAGCCCCGACCGGAATGAACCGAATCGGGGCCTTGAAGTGTGTTTTTTGCCATAGGCAAAATTATGAACTATGGCGAAATGATGCCGCCAGCCGTGCGGGAAGTCAAGCCGCCTCCTTCATCTCATACATCAGCGCCGCAATCGGGCTCAGGGCCATCTTGTCGACGTCTTCGCAGCAGTCGAAGCACAAACGAATAAGCGGCTCCCAATCTCTCGTCCAGGCGCAGGACTCCAGCCGCACGCCGTACTCGTCGAACAGCCACGCCCTGAACGTCTCCGGCTTGCTTAGCGGGTCAGGGTTGGCCGACTGCCCGCCCTGGTGCATGTAGCGATACCGGTACATCACGCCCTTGGCCACGTACTCGGCGCGCTCCCGCTTGGAGGCGGTCATGCGCGGAGCCTTCGACATGACAAGACCGAATACCACCTCCTCCGCCGCCTCTCGGATGTCATCGTCCTGGAGCGCCGAGTACATGAACTCGCCGAACACGCGGACCTGCGGATGCAGCCTGTCGATAGCGGACTGGAACCGGCCGGCGAGCGCCGTATGCACCGCATGATCCGCGGTGACGCCGCGGTCGGTCGTTTGCACCGCGGTCCCGAGCAAGCTGCGCTCGGTCATCCCGGAAAGCCCGCCGCGCGCCTCAACGTGGGTGCAATCGTGCCAGCATTGGCGTGCACTGTTCAGCTTCATCAAATCCCCCTGACCTCAATTCCGCCCGATACTGCCCACAACTTCGTCACCCTCACGTCCCACACCCCCTGATCCTCAGCCAGGCAGGCGTCCATCAGCGCCTTGGCTAGGTTGTCGACGTCGGGCTTCTGCTGGTGCGGCTTGCCCAGCATCTCGGCCCGGCGCTTCTTGCTCCATGAGGCCGGCATCGGCAAGTGGAACACGATGTGTGCCCCGCTCTCGGGGAGAGCCACACCGGCCTCACGCACTTGGTCGCAGAACTCCCGATAGCGCAGGACAGCAGGCCGCTTGGCCCACTTGTCCCGCTGGGTCATGCGCGGCTTCGGGACTGGGTCGACCTCAACCATCACCGCCCTTCCCCTTCATCAGCCTGTTGAGCTTCGCCCGGGCCTCTTGCTCGAGCTCCGGATGCGCGGCCAGCTCCCTCTCGGCCCACATCCGCCAGCCATTCCCCTTGTCGCGCCTCTGCGCGTAGATCGTCGCTGCCAGATCCTGCGCGGCCTTCCATCGCCCCAGGCAAGCCGCCTTGTGTGCCTCGATCTCCGCCCGCTTCTCGGCAGTCAATGAGGCCAAATTCCATGAACCAGTGCTCTCCGAACGATTCTTCACGGCAACGCTCTCCATCGTCTCCGCCCTGGATGCTCATAAGCGGCTCCTTGCTTCGCGCTCGACTTCCGCCTTTTGCTGCCGATGGCGGTGGAGAAACTCTCTGTAGCCGGCCTCTCGGCGCTGCCCGACCAAGGCGGCTACGGCCAGTCCAGCCAGCGCGACCAAGCCGAAAATCATCATGATCTCGTGCACTTTTCAGGGCCTCTCTTTTTGGAGTTCTCGAAAATCGCTGCGCGCCACGACTGGCGCGGCCTGCGCGTCGAACCTCGAAACGGAAGAAACCGCCCCCGTACCGCCGTGAATCGCCAAAAAACCACGCTCATCCAGCCATGCATGCCAGCGCTTCAACGCATCCAGCTTCAGGTCGTCGGCACTGGTGTTGATGTAGGTCTGCGCCGCGAAGCCCATCGCATGGTTCAGCAGCAGCTCGCCGATCAGGTAATCCACGCCGAGCTCGGCCCAGCCAGTGCGGGCCATCTTGCGCAGGTCATGGCTCGACCACTGCCCGCCGCCCAGGCTGGAGAAGATCGCGCTGGCCGTCTTGTCGCTGATCGGCTTGCCGTCCCGCCCGGGGAACAGGCACACCGGATCGCCGCCCTTCGCCTCCTGGATGGCCCGGTACCGGCGCAGCAGCACACAGGCCTGCTCGGTCAGCGGCAGCACATGCTCGGTCCTGGTCTTGGTGTTCTCTGCCGGGATCAGCCAGACCCGCTCGCTCAGGCTGATATGCCGCCAGCGGGCCAGCCGGGTCTCGCCCACCCGAGTGCCGTGGGCCAGCATCATGACCGCCAGCATCCCCTCGAGCGGGGCCTGCTCGAAGCGCGTCGCCAGAGTGGCCAGCAGCTGCCCGGCATCCATCACATGCAGCCGCGCCGCCTTCGGCTTGATCCGCGCCTGGACGAAATCCGTGAACTTCACCGAGGCCAGCGGATCCTCGGCGATCAGCTCAAGCCGCAGCGCCTGCTTGAAGGCCATCGTCAGCACCCGCAGGATCAGGCGCACATAGCTCGGCGACAGCGTCTCCTGCAGCGGCCACATCAGTGTCTGGTCTACCGCCGAGCGGTTCAGCGCGGCCAGCGGCAGGCTCGACAGGCGCGGCAGCAGGTGGCAGTCGATAGCCGACTTCACCGACGCCTTGCGCTTGGCCGACAGCTTGCGGTCGCGCATCACCCGCTCCCGATACCCCTCCAGCAGCTCGCCCACCGTCGACCAGCCACCCTGGCCCACGACCGCCTCCGGATCTGCCGCCAGGCGGGCCAGCACCTCGGGCAGCACCGCCAGCGCCGCCTTCGTGTTCAGCTCCGGCCAGCCGGCGAACTTCCTCCATTCGCCCGCTGCCCGGACATCCCAGCTCCCCCGGGACCGCTCCTCGAGGAATCGCAGGCGCAGCGCCGGATGCTGTGCCGCCCGCAGCCGCCCCAC